AACAGAGCAAGGCTCTCAAGATCAGTCGAGCTTGTAGCAATCGTCGAAATGTAATCAGCAGTGGTATCAGCGTGCGTCCAGCGATCTAGCGCCCAGTTATAGATAATCAGTTTTTTAGTGTTGAAAATATCAGTAAAGCACCAAGTCACCGTCTTGTTAATCGGGTCAATGGCAGCAGACATCTCAGCCAATTTAGCAGGGTCCATCACACTGAAAAACCAACGATCCACCTTCTCGTTACCGATTGCCTTGACCTGCTGACCATCGCACGAATAAAACCCATCGTCCGACAAGAAGAACGTGATCGCCCCGTACTGAATGACAGAGCGATGCTCGTAACACCCTAGAGACCTCGTGAGCGTGTCAAACTGGAAGAATAGCGGCGCACCGACATACGTCATGCGAACAACAGCACGCTCCATCAGCACAATGCCAAATTCGCCGCCGGTAATGCCTCGCACCTCACCACCGTCGGGGATATCCTGAAAGTCTGCCTGACTCCCAGTCCCAGCAGTCCAGTCTGTAGAGTCATTGATGTCTGACCACTGAACCCTGTTGGCATAACTCGAGGTCTTACCAGTGACCACAAAGTCACGAACCGTCGTCACAAACTGAGCGGTAGGAGCCGCCGCAGCAAGGTCAGCAAAGTTCGACGACGTTCCCACCGTCCAGGCTTGTAGCTTGTCAAGACCGTTAGCCCCGATCAATGTCTGACCAAACTGAGCAAACGTCCAGAATGTCGTGGTGGTGTACGCAGAAGCCGTCCGAGATACGTCTTGGAGGTACTTGTAAGCCGTTGCTGTGCCGCCAGAGGTGTACGCTCCGTAACCAGTCGAGTTCACACCGTCAAGACTGAATGAGTTCGCATCGATCCTGGTAATCGTGTAAGTGTTGCCGTTTAGTTGGGTCATGCCGCCGACCCCGGTAATCGTGACGGTGATACCCGTCCGAAACCCGTGAGCAGTAGCGGTAATAACGCAAGGATTCGCCTGCGTCGCCCCGGTAATCGTTACCGCTTTGCTAGGCCAATACCGAAAGAGCTTTGTAGCGCCAGCAGCAAATAGCTGAGTATCTGACAACCATCTACCAACCTGACAGGTAAGCAGATTTTCGCTGGCAGCGTTGGAAAAGTCTGTCACCGACGGCAGCGGTCCGTATCCGGTAGCAATCGGTTGGACGTTATTTGCCTCCGTCAGCGCTCCAGCTATCCCCGGTTGATCTGGTAACCACGGTCCGAATGTGATTCTCATTGCACTGTCCAGGTATTCGATGACGGGTTAACTGTCGTCCATACGTCAGGAACTACAGCAGTCTCCGTCCAGTTATTCGATCCGGTAGCGGATTCAGTCCAAACATTAGCACCAACCGAAGAATCCACCCAGGCATTCGCATCAACGTCAGGGATCGACCAGACACCCAACACATTGACAGCACCAACCGCTGTCGTACCCTGTAAACCTGTAACATCTAAATAATTGTTGGATTCCAGCGTAATTGTACCGAGTGCCGTAGTTCCTTGCACCCCTGTGACGGGAACAACAACCAAAATGGTGACAGTACCCGTCTGCCCCGTCGCAGATACGCCTGTAAGCGGCACATTTGCGTCGGCAGTGATAACCACCGTCCCGGTTTGTCCGGTCGCTTGTACGCCGGTAGGAAGAACCGTAGCGCCAGCGGTAACAGTGACAGAACCTAGAGCAGAGGTAGCAGATACGCCTGTGACAGGAACAACGGCAGACGCTTGAGCGTTTACCGTCCCAAGCGCAGTCGTTCCCTGTACACCAGTGACATCAAGATAGTTGTTTGATTCTAGGGTAACTGTTCCAAGCGCAGAAGTCCCGGCTACTCCAGAAACAACAACGACAGCACCGGCAGTGACCGTAACTGACCCAACCTGGCTAGTAGCAGAAACACCTGTAAGAGATACATTAGCGTCAGCAGTTACCGATACGGTTCCGGTTTGACCTGTTGCTTGAACTCCGGTAACCGGAACAATTACACCCGTTCCTTCTATTACCGTAACCGTTCCTAACTGACCTGTTGCAAAAACACCCGTCAGTAGAACATTCGCATCAGCAGTAATTACAACGGTGTTAGTCTGACCTGTTGCAAATACTCCGGTTAACGGGACATTTGCATCGCCGGTAATACTGACTGATCCAGTTTGGCCAGTGGCAAATACGCCAGTGACAGGTACATTTATTCCAATTGCAATTGAAACAATTCCGACTTGTCCAGTCGCTTGTACACCAGTAACAGGTACATTTGCATCGGCAGTAACTACAACCGTTCCGGTTTGACCAGTAGCCGATACGCCAGTAAGCGGGACATTGGCATCACCAGTTATGCTGACTGATCCCGTTTCGCCGGTAGCGGAAACACTAGTAACAGGGACAACCGCAGCAGCGGTAACAGTAACGGAGCCGACAAACCCTGTCGCCTGGACTCCAGTTAGAGAGACATTTGCATCGCCTGTAACAGTGACAGAGCCAACTGAAGCAGTGGCAGATACGCCAGTAACGAGAACAGTTACCCCACCACCCGCAGCTAATGCTGCGAACGGTTGTTCAGCAAATGCTAGGTAACCAAACATTTAGCAATCAATCGCGTTCTCAAAACCAGGCTGTGTTTTAGATTTTGTTTACAGTCCATCAATTTCGTTGTTGACTGTATCATTAAACTGTAAAACTGGAACTTCAACCCAAATTTGCCGCCAAACACCATCAACCAATTCTGGTTCTTGCTCTACAGCCACCATTCCAGGCGTTCTAGGCATGGATGTCGGCAAAACCAACGGAATTCCAGCATCGTGCAAAGCCTGAACGTTGACGTTTGCAGGGATGCTGCCATCAGGATTAAGTAAATATTGTTTTGGCATAGTCAGAAGAATGTAATTACGCGAACATAACCGTTGCCACCGTTACCGCCTGCTCCAGAGTTAACTCCGTGGCCTACGCCACCACCGCCACCGCCACCGCCGGGATAGCCGCCATCACCTCCAGCGCCTGCTGTGGTAGTGCTACTACTACCACCGCCGCCGCCAGCGCCGCCTACAAAATAACTGGTTGCATCGGAGCCATTGCCTCCGACTGAAGCGCCACCACCTGTTGCTGTTGTACTTGTACTAAAAAGTGATCCCCCTAAGCCACCTGGTCCACCACTTCTAACCGCTACAGAACCGGCGGTCATTCCACCGCCACCACCGCCACCACCGGGTCTATAACCTCCACGGTTGCCAGTGCCACCAGTGGAAGTATTTCCATCCCCTCCAGAAGCACTATAATTGGTAGAACCACTTATACTTTCACTTAATCCACCGCCACCAGAACCGCCCACAGACGATACAGTAGTCCCACCAGTAGAAGTCGTCCCCCCTCTAGCTAATCCCCAAGAACCTAACGATGAACTATTACCAGCGCCACCATTTTGCCCATTGGTATCATCTGCCGTCTGAGCAGCGCCTCCCGTACCACCAGCACCAACAGTCACTGTTTCAGTAGCACCAAGAGAAGATGCAGGAATCCACAATTCTGTTCTTCCGCCTCCACCACCTCCACCACCTCCAGCCGCAGCAGTAGCAGAAGATGCTGTTGCCCTACGTCGGCCAGAGCCGCCGCCGCTGCCGCCACCATACATCAGCACATAGACCAATTTAGCCCCTGTTGGCTTAGTCCATGTTGATGTACCTGTGCTGGTAAACTCTTGGATGTCTGCGCTAGATATGCCGCTGTCCGTCTGCCATGATGGTGGTGTACTAGACCCGTTTGATGTCAAAACCTGCCCAGTCGTGCCCCAATTATTAGATGACACAACAGCATACTCTGCTGGGTAGGTTACAAATATATCTTTCGATCCAGCAGACCAGTCAACAGCACTACCACTATTTGACGACTCAAGAATAGTCGTGCGAGCGAGTGTCGTACCGGAACTGGTATACGTTCCGATTCCGACCTCCCAATTCGTACCGTCAGTCGCAGCGTAATAGCAAGTGTTGCCATCACCTATGACTGAAAAAGACTGAAACCCCGCCGCAGCACCAGCCAGAGTATATGTTCCGGTGCCGGTGGTGGTTGTAGTCTCTTTAACTCGGTCTTTTAAGACGAGTGCCATTACATTTCTCGATTAAGCAATACGAATGATCGCATTCGAGGCATCGGCAGCAGGGAATTGCACGACAAAGTCACCGTTTGTCGATGTCTTGTCACTGCCAAAATCCAGCACAGCAATAGCCTTATTCGACTTGCTACTGTTGTAAATCAACGCACCCCTAGCCGTAAACGATGCACTCGACCAGGTGGAGTCGGAGAAGTCACAAAACGCAGTCGTACCGCTGGACGAGATTGCAGCCCCGGTAAGCGTATTTCCACCAGTGGTGTACCCGTTACCGTTTGCCACCTCGTTTGATGTGCTGTAAGCCGTTGTAGAGGCATCCAGACTGGCAGAAGAAGTGAATAGAGCAATCTTGATAACGTCAGTATCAAGATCATGAGTGCCA